TCATATATAGGTTTAGCTTCTTCACTTATATCCACTTTTAAACTTTGCGGAGTGTCTTTCGGAAGCTTATTAAATAAAGACTTCAAAGCACCAAATCCTAATTTAACACCTTTAGCCACAGGCACACCAATGAGAAGCTCCGCTAATGCCTCAGCACTTCCAACTTCAGGCATTCTCCTCGTGTATTCTTTCCAATACTCTGAACTGCCTACCTCAATGTCCTCGCTCTCTAATTGTGCGTCAAGCTCTTTCTTAATTTCTTCTCTGTATTCGTTTAGTCGCATTCCGTATAAATATGCATTTACTGCATTGCCAAGCTCGCTGAGTACTGGAACTCTATACCCAGTTTCTTCTCTAAGCCTTACTCCTGTTCGGTCGCCTTGATATTCAGGCAATTCAGCCCTAAAATTATCTAACCTTGGATCTCGATCTTCGTAATTTGCGTCTAATGAAGAACTAGCACCGCCAATTGCGCCGCCTGCTGGTGGCCTTCTAAGACTTCTTAAATCAGGTAACGCTGCCATTATGTATCCCCTGCCGATAATTCACGAGCTAGGATTCTTAGCGTCTCAGCGAAACCCTTATCTAGCTCCTTAGCTGCCTTTGCAAACTTCTTTGGACTTATATCGTCACTATCTAACCCTCGACGCTCTAAGAAGCTCTTGGCGGCCCTAATTTCGGCCTGTGCTACCTTTTTAATTGCTGTCTTACTCGTCATAATACCTCACCACGCCTTACACGACCAATATCGTGCTTTTGTTTTAGGGCCAGGAGCATCGCAGTTATGTCTCGCCCTGAAATTACTCCTGCGACCTTTTTGGTTTACTTTTATCCGCATATTAGGATCGCCAAAGGTAACGCGCTTTACTTTATCGCCATCTGAGACATATACAACCGACTTTTTCTTGCCGTAACTTGTCTCACCCTTCGCAATGCGTCTGGGATTGTTTAGTTTTACACTTCTACCCTTGTACGTTGCCATTACGCTCTAGCTCTTTTCTTAGCTGTAGCCGACAGGTCTTTCATGTGAACAAGATACTTGCTACTCGCAGTGTGCTTTGCCCCAGACATAACCTTACCCTTCGCATCCTTGTGGGTCGCGCCCTTATGCTCACTGCCAGACTTGAAGTAATGCTTTACACCTGCCGCCATTATGCTCTCATCTTCTTAGGTTTAGCTATCTTTGTAAAAATACCCTTAGCAGGCGCACCCTTGTCACCCTTTTTACGCATCTTCTCTCCAGAGCCAGCTTTAATTCTAGCTTTTTTCTTGCGTATATTATCATACAAACTCATTACTGCACTCCTTTCGGTAATGCACCAAGTCCAAGGTTGTCTAATTGAATATCAGTAAGGTTTTTTAATCGTTCTGTATCAGTTCCAATTCTATTGGACTGACTACTTCCGTTATCATTTCGTAGATTCCGACTATCTCGTCCTCCGTCACCTTCTCCACTGATCCTCTTTTCTCCAGACGACGAAGAAGAGCGTTGTCCATAAGCCTTCGTTGACGGGCCGTTGTTGACTGAAGCCTTTGATCCCCCAAAGCCTTCCCAACTTTTATCGAGTACTCGTCTTGTTGCATCAATTCTCTCCTTATCTGTTCCTGTCCATTTCATTGCGACAACGTCAGGCAGACCCATGCTCTCATCCCACCCTTCAATCTTCCACTGACGAATAAGATCATCGTAGGCGGCTCGCCCTCTTTCATTTATATAGTATTTGCTATCAAATGCAATACTTTTGATTGGTTTAAATCCGTATTCCTCATAAGTTTCTGGTAAAAAACCATCTGGATATTTTTTAGATTTAACTGCAAAAGCGTTTAAAACTGTTGCGCCTTCCTCAATAGCCTTACCTAATACCGCAGGTGACGCAACACCTTTTGCTCCAAGCTCATTGCTAACAACCCCAACAAGATCAACTTCCTTAGGGCCGAGTTCTATTCCCATCCAAGAATAATCAGGATTTTTATTTAAAGCAAATTGAATACTACTATCATCGCCAAGTCCGTATGCTTTAAATTTTCCAGATTTAACCATTTCATTAATATAGCTAGGACTGTAAAGCTCCAATGAAGGAGATGACGCACTGTTCTTTAAATTTCTTGAGAATTGTATGGTGCTAAAACCGCCTTCTTTTACAGGAACTCCAGAAGTTCTCCACCTATTATTTAAACCATCCCGAAGTAATAAAGCCTTTCTCGGCCCTAATCCTTCGTAGTCAGTCGTTCTTGTAATAAGCTCGGCTTTGTTTTTAGTCATAAGCTCTGTAGGCAAAACTCTTTCAAAAGTATATTGAAATTGATTTAATGGTCGAGGTAAGCCTTTTAAAACTCCATATTTTTCACGAAATTCTGGGTTCATAGTTCGCCAATTTACAGGCTGATTAAATCTTCCTATTATCTCACCACCAATGCCGTGGGAATACGCCCTATTTGTGGGTAGCCCTTCCTTAGCTAAATTTACAAATTTATTATCAGGCTTTATAAGTAATAAAGAATCCATTGGATTAACACCTGCAAATTCTTTTTGCATTGTTTCATCTAAAATTCTTCCGATATTCGGAACGCCTAATTTTTGCATACCAGGTTGAGCTAACTTATCTACTAAAATTTTTCTAGCATCAAAACTTAATGCATCCATATATTCATCTATATTTTCTGATTGAAAGCCAGGAAAGTCAGCAAGACGTTGAGCGTCTTTATTCTTAGACATTTTCCCTAAGTTTGAAATTTCAGCATTAATAGATTTTAATGCCTTTGGGTCTATACGGCCAGTATCCATATAGGCTTCTATTGTTCCTAATACATTGTCCATTGTAATAAGGTTAGACCTATGGGTTCCTTGCCCCATTGCCGATACAGAATATAAATCTGCGCCAGCTCTAGGAGCCTTACCTTCAGAGGCAAAAGCTAGTCCTGCGTCTACATTCCTTGGCAAAGCACCGTAAAGAGGGCCGCCTGTTAATTCTGAGAATCTACTAGTCCCTGCCGCATCAATTCCTTTATAAATATCGCCAGTCTTTAAAAGATCGGCAGGCAGTGTTCCTATTTTTGCTCCAACTAAATCTTTAGGATCAATAATAGGAATATCTTTGTATTTAATTTCTGGCTGTTCAAAGTATCTTTTTACAACATCCTTTAGAGTCGTTCCTAAATCCTTAAAACGCCTACCTGCGGATGCAGACTTTGAAACATCTCCAAATAAGGAACCTATTCCCATTTACTGTGTACCTTTTAAACCTGTCTAGGGTAAAATATGCGCTTACTTCTTTGCTTCCTCTGAGAGAATCAGGCCAAGTATGGCACAACCCAAACCGACAAAAACTAACTCACCGATGCCTGTAATCGTTCCTATAGCAATTACACCAACGCCAATAGCACCCCAAGATGATGGCTCAGATAATCTTTTTAAAATCCATGTCATGTTGTCTTCCTTCTTTTTGGTTTATAGCCAGACGCATAAATAGCTTTGCCCTGACTCTCTGCTTGCTTCTTCGTTTTGTAGACCTTACCTGAGCTTCCCCATCGATAACCGCCCTTAACCTTCTTAACTGGCATTACCCACCAAGAATCTTATTCATCATTTCATGGACATCGCCACCGCCAAGCTTCATTACCTTGACCTTAACGTCCTTGCCTTCATCCATGTCTTCCTCTTCGTACTCTTCGTCGTCAGACACATCATACTGATCATGGTGACACAGCAATAGGAAGTTCACAAGCTGATCGTCAGTCATATCTAAACCATCCGCAGTGTGAGCAAATCCCATTTTCTCTTCGAAGAGTTGTGCATTCTCTTCCATATTCTCTACATTTACTTCAGCCATTTTATTCTCCTTACCTTGTTATACTGTCCATGAGCATTTGCTCTCTTCGTCTTTTTTCTGGTGGGTCTAATTGCCTTTGCTCATACTCAATCTGGTCTAGAATTTTTCTTCCTTCAGATACAGGTGGAATATCGTTGGATAAATCCATTTGCTCTGAAGGTATTGATCCAACCCCGCCCAACGCGCCCAATCCAGAAGGCTCACGACCTCCACCAAAAAGTTCGCTAACCATTCCCTCAAGACCGCCCTGAAGGGCTATTGTCATAAGTTCGTCAGGAGTCGCAAGGTCTGGAAACTCATTCATAATCATTGCAATCGCATCATACTGATCGTCAGTAATTTCTGGTGCTAAATTATCATCCAAAACGCTATATCCAGTGGTTCCTCCGCTTATAAGGCTGTCCATTTGTGTTCTCACGTCGTTCTCTGCCATTTTGTTTTCCTTTTAATTAAACATTTAACTAGTGTAGGGGGTTGGTGCATATCCCCTAATCCAACCACCAGTAGCTGAATACCCTCCAGTTGGGGCATCCCAATATTGGCCTGTCGTTGGGTTATACCAAGGGTCTATGGCTGTAGTAGCGGGGCCAATCGGCGCAGTAAAACCAGAGGGCATATTTGAACCCGCAACTATAGCCTCTCCAGTCCCAACGCCACTACTGTATTTTCCGCTTCCCCAACTTGATGGCCCTCTATAAACGGGAGAAGTAAACGACCAAGGGGAATAACCCATTGACGCACTGTTCTCTACGTCAATAACCTCAACTGGCTGTACAAGTTTTTTAATTTCAGAGGCATATGGTGAGTCATTGTTATTACCGTGATATTTAATTGTACTCGGCTGACGTTGATTTTCGTAAATAATTTTAGCTCTACCCAACATGTCTCCACCAAGCCTTACTTTATATTGGGTCATAAATTGCGCTTGTTCATTTGGGGTCAAATCTGACCAAGGCTTACTAAAATCAGAAAATGCATTTGCTTCTGTCTTAACTATGGGTTCTACTGTTGAAGTGCCAACATTGGGTAAAGCTCCAAGTGCATCTTCTATTGCATTTTTGGTGGATTTATCGATTAAAGATATTCCGCTACCAGAAGTGGCAAATTGTGTTGGTAAATTAGGGCCAATAGGAGAACTGTAATTTGGTTGCTCCCCACCTTTAAGAGCGTCTGGAATAAAACCCATCTTATCTAACTTTTGAGCCGCCAAAGGTATTCCACCACCTGGTATCAAAAGACTCGCTAAAGGTATTCCAGCCTTTTGCATAAATGAACCAAAGTAGGTCTTGTTCGTATCCACTGGGCTATTCGGATCTAACTGAGGAATACCCCTGTACCCTTCAGCTAAAGAAGGATTGTAAATCGCTGGCTGGCCACCGCCCCCAGATCCATCGGCAGAACCAATGCCATAGACAACACCGAAATTATCAGTGGACGTAAACATACTACCATCGCCATCCCTATCCATAGGGTTCTTAGCTTTATTCGCATCCCTAATTGACTTAATTCCAGCAGCATCCTTGCCCACAAATTGTCTGGATTGCTCTCCGTATTTCTCTTCTCTTCTTATGTTTTGCTCATAGAGCTGTGGCGTTACTAAACCTGTGGCAACACCCATATCATCTTTTGCGCCTGCGCCAAGAACAGACATAATATCCGTACCTCCCCACAAACCGCCACTCTTATTAACACCGCCAATAGTACCCACGATAGCCCCAGTCTTAGGGTCAGTCCTCATTATGGAATTACCGCTGGCACTAAGTGTGGCATTGCCAATCTTCGCCAAAACTTCTTTTATGTCATCTCGCTTGCCTAAAATATTCTCAGGCTTTATGCTTCCATCCGCAAAATTACCCTTACCATAAGCAACCGATTGAGCAACTAAATTACCTTGCTCGTCCTCACTATGGAATATTGATTTATTATTATTCGCAGCGCGTCCAGAGGCTGGGTTTTCCTGCTCTCTAAAATACGCCCTAGTCTGAGACGCTGGGATTCCTGCCCTGCTATGCGCCCGTCTTGTCTCTCCGTCTTCAGCACTTGAACTCCCGCCCTGATTGCCACCTGATCCACCGAAACACATAATTAAACTCCTCTTCCTTGTGGTTGAGCCATCGCAGCCATAACGCCGCCCAATGCGCCCCTGCCAATACCGCCTCGTATCTCCGCAACTTTATCTAATAAGTATTGGCTCATTATATCGTTGCCCTGTGGATCACCGCCCTGTGGAGCAGGCATCTGACCTTGCTGCATAATAGGACCAAACGCCTGTGGATTAATCGGTGCAATCGACGCCAAAACATCATAGGCCATCTTTCATAGCCTCCATTTGCAACTCAGCCGCGTTCTTCTCACGCTGTAATTGTATATTCGCCGCATTCTTCTCTCGCTCTAGCTGTAATTCAGCCTCTAGCTTCTGAACCTTAGACTGTAAATCTGCCTGAGCCTTCATTTGCTCGATTTTCATCTTCTGCTCTGCCTCAGCCTGCTTGATCTGAATGTTAGATTGAGCCTTGGCCTGATCGCCCTGTATCTGAGCCTGCGTCCTAGCTTGCAGTGCCTGAGTTTCAAGCTCGGCAAGTTGCTGTGCGTACTGTAGCGGATTGCCCTGCTGACCCTGCTGCATCGCAGCTTGTAATGCAGGAATAGGTTGCATTTGTGGAGATGCCTGAACAACCTGAGCCGCCCTCTGGCTAATCAACTTATCTAATTCAGGATTAATATCATTAAATTTAAACTCAGGATCTTTAAAGTCTGGAAGTGGTGGCATTTCCATTCCAATACCAGCCTCCATACGAACCCTATACAGTAACGCAATATGTTCAGCTAAGTGAGCAACTAATATCGGTTGCATTTGAGCAGCCCCAGGATTACCAGCTAAAGACGGATCTTGCAGAAATTGTATGTGAACCGCAATGTGAGAAGCATGGTCTTGCTCAGGAAATGCCCGAATAGGCTTCCCGTACATCACAGACATATTCTCGTCAATCGGATCCATCTGCACTGCCTCTTCAGGCTTCTTCAGAATCTCGTCAATGTTCGGTATGCGTATCGCCTCATACATCCGCTTATACGCATTGTATAAATTATGAAACTGAGGAGCCGCCTGAGCCATTTGTAAAATAGCCTGAGCCTGAGCAATCCTCTGAGCCGTGGAAAATATGTTGGGGTCACTGACAGGGAGGATATCAATGCGATCATTAAAATCAGCCGCGAATATCTGTTCGCTTCTTCCAGATAATGAAAATGTAAACGATTCAGGCAGATTCTCAGCATTAAGTTCAGCTAATAGCTTAAACTCTTGCCCCTGAGCGTAGTGCAACCTCTTGTGAATGGCCGAAAAAGCTTTACTGCCTTGCTCTATCAAAGCCAACGTCGAACCAACAGGCGCATTCGGGTTTACATCCCCAACATTTAAATCAGCCGTACTCGCAAATCGCTGACCCGCCTGAACAATAAATCCAAGCAAATTAAAGAGCGACTGACTTGGCTCCTTAAAGGGCAACGGCATAATCGCTTTATTAACGTCATCTACCGTTGCGTCTAAGTCTACAAACTCGCCAGGATTAACCTGAACTTCGCCACCGCTAACTCTACCCCTGAGCTTAAAACCGCCCTGCATATTAGCAAATGCCGCTGAATCCAGTAACGCCCTCAATGATCCTGTGGCCGCCTTACCTAAGCCGCCAATAAGGTGATACAGGCCAAAACCCATAAATCCTAAACCTGGTAGGAACTTGTAAGACACAAACCAATCTCTCCTGAGTTTGCGCTCGTCATCTTCTCTCCAGTTTCTCCTGACGCTAACCACCTGATCACTATCGTAATCAATCGTAACAACGTATGGGTAGTGGACTAAATTGTCGTCCTCATCGTCATCCTCGTCGTAATCATTAACGCCATTAAAACGCTCATAAACATGCATCTCAAGCAGTGTAACCACATGATCTTGGGCGTCATCACCGTACTGGTCAACACCCTCGATCTCTCCAATCGTATCTCCAGATGGATCAAAATCACCGCCCTGATTCTCAACAGGTAAATAATATCCCGCCTGAACGTATCGGTTGTAATCATTTTTAGGAAGTCGAATAACCTGAGTATATCTAGGAGATGTATACAAGTCTCTCGATTCTGGAGCCACGACAAAGTCTTCAGCCCTTACAAACTGAGCGCATTGCCTGTCCAAATTCGCATCCCACCATACCTTCTTGAACGTCTGCCCAACCAAAGGTAGGTGGAATAGCATTTGATCTAAATCTGGGAAATACTCAGGCATCTCCTGAGTAATTTGGTAATTCATAAATTCTCTGACACGCCTCGATTGATCCTCTAATTCCTCAGTAGGATCACCGACAATCACTGTCTTAACTGGGCCTCCAGATGGGTACAGTTCTGCAATCGCTCTGGCGTTAAATTGAGTCGCAGCCTCAGCTATCATTGGATGTACAACTGTGGATAGGCCACGGGCTGCACGTTCATCTTCTGATTCATCCATGCCACCGTCTGGGTCAACAGTCTTCAGGCCATCCTTGTATCGCTCTTCCCACTCAGATCGAGATTCTCTGTCTGTCTCATAATACGAAATAAGAGTCTGACCTTTTCTGGATAACTCTTCCTCGTCGATTAATTCTGCTAAGTTAGAATCAAAGTCGTTCGTTACATCTTCCATCCCGACATCTAACTGAGGATCTCCAATCAGAACTTCGTCTTCTGATATTTCTTCAACTTGGAAATCATCTGCTGGAGCTGCCTCCGCGAATGGTGCTAATTCTTTAGTAATTGAAATTGGTGACCTAGCCATACAGCGTCATCCTTTTTGCTTGAATAAATTCATCATCTTCGTAATCTTCAGTGTGACCGACAAACCAACCTTTTCGCAACCTTAGCCATGCTTGCGTACATGTGTCAACTATGTCGTCATTACCACCTGCTGGGAAAGCCGCACAAATATCAATTAAATCTTTAGCCCATTTTTTATCTGAGGGATAGTAAATTCTTCCGTCTTCTAACAATGCGGAACTTGCATGCGCCCTCGCTTGCTTATCTCGATCAGGAGAATACTCCAATACAGGTATACCAGCCAAGCGCAAATCTTGCAGCAGACTTTGGCCTGAAGCCTTTTTTTCTATAAGAACAGCGTCAGGTTGCCACTCCTCGTAAGAATCTTGGGCAATACGTCTTAGGTCAGGATAGCTGACCCTATCGAACCACATATCCAGCACCATGATATTCATCATGCCGTCATGCCTAAATACACCCCAGGTTGTTCGAGCTGAGTAATCTGCGGATTCTTTAGTGCTGAATGCAGTGTCGTAACTCTGCAAAACATACTCAATATTGTTTGGCAAGTCTTGACTCTCCCAAGGAACCCACCACTTGGCCTTTAAAATACCACCGCCCTTCGGCGCAGGTCGTTGCTGGAGCTGCCCAGCACTTGCGTAACTTCCAAGGCTTCGCTCTAGGTCTTCTAAGGTTTTCTCATCGACTCTCTCTGGCCAAATCAAATCACCCTCAGCAGTTCTGGGATCAGTGAACCCTAGACTTGAACTTGTGGGAGTTGGGTGACCAATCTCGTATCGTGCAGGTAGACACAGATGATCCCACTCATTTCCCATTTCATTAGCCAGAATATGACCTGTCAAGTCATTTTCGTGTACTCTCTGCATAATTATAATAAATGCGCCTGTTCTGGGGTCATTCAGTCTAGTTTGCATCGCCTGATCCCACCAATCAAGAACACCTTGCCTGACAAGAGAAGAATCACTCTCCCTCACATTATGTGGGTCATCAATGATGATTATATCGCCACCCTCACCAGTTAATGCCCCGTCAACAGACGTAGCAATCCTCGCACCAGTCTTATTGTTCTCAAAGCGTTGCTTTTGGTTTTGGTCAGAGGTTAAATCAAATGCATCGCTAAAATGATCTTGATACCACTTACTGTCGATCAACCTACGACACTTAACGCTATCCCTAACCGACAGAGAGCTTGCGTAAGAGGCATAGAGGAACTTCTTCTCAGGTTGCTTAGTCCAAGTCCAAGCAGGCAGTGCCACGGCCACAGAAATAGATTTCATATGTCTGGGAGGCACATTTATGATCAGACGCTTAATGTCGCCCTCCACAACAGCCTGTAGGTGGTCAGAGATAGCATCTATGTGCCAATTGTTTATGAAGGGCTGTGCAGGCTCAATAGAGGGCCAACTAGCCTTCGTAAACGCTCTCAATGACCTGCGATATTGCTCCGCCCTCACCTGCTCCAGTGTCAATCCTGCTAAATGATGCTTCAATTGATTCAAGTTGGTCATCTGGTATCCTTGTTAAATCTATGATATGTTTCTGCTCGATTGTGGCTGCAATCTCCTGCCTGTTCGACCAGTTGTCTTTGTCCCTGTTGTTTAGGTAATAAATTATAGCGACATTGTCGCCTTTGACAGCAGCATTTTCAAATAGCTTATT